CACCACCCATATCAGCTGCTAATTGATATACTTCATCAAATGAATTTTCTTTATCATTTTCAGAGTTTTGAATTGGGGAAAACATTACTTGAGATACTACTTTAGGATCTCTTAAATCACCTGAGATATATTCATGGCAAATATCATCATGGTTCCAAAATTCATGTTTTTCTTTGATATCCACTACACGAACCCAAAACCCTTCATCTTTTAACCGTTTTGCAAGGTGGCCACCAATAAAACCACCCCCACCTAATACAAGTGCTGTTTTTTTTATATCTGTTTTTTTCATATTGTATTATATAACTGATTTTGTTTTTCTTGTCGTTCTATTGTTTTTTCATGGATTAATGCAAATAAAGGATCAGCAGGCAATTCAGATACTGTTTTATAACCTGTAATAATTTCATGTACAGGTCTTTCCCATTTTATTTCTTCTTTATTTTTAAGAATCCTATCTTGATAATCAGGCCAATTTACCCAACCATTTTCATTTACATTCCATCTCCATTGTTGTATATGTTGTTGAGTAATCCCCTCAACAGTATTTACTCTAGGAACTCTAAACATTTCTACATTACTATTAGTTTCTAGAATGTCAGGTAATTGATTTATAAATTCTTCAGCCAGCATTTCATCTGCGTCTATTTGGAATATATAATCTCCATTACATTTCTTTTTTAAACTATTCTTTAACTCAGAAAAATTTTTATTAAATGTAATAGCATAGAAATTAATAGGGTTGGAATTATAAAATTCCTCTAAAAAATTTCTTAATTCTTCGGGACCATTATTATCCCAAAATACAACTATTTCATCTTGTTCTCTAGAATGTTTTACTAAAAAATTAAGTAAACGTTTAGTTTCTTCTACTTCGTTATAGCAGGTAATTGCATAACTAATTTTCATTATAATATTTTTCTAAAAATTCTAAAACTTGGTCCTCAGCATCATAGTTGTTTGATGTGTTTTCAACAATTTTTACAACTTGATGCGCCATTTCTTTTAAAGATACATCCATTATTCTTCAATTTCTTGTTTATCAAATATACCAATAAAATCTAAGGCATCCACGAAATCTTTTTCATCATAGTGGGTAATGGTTGACATATCCATCCTCCATTCATAATACTCTCCTTTTTTATTAGGGATAGGATATTTTTCTTTCTCCTCTTCTTTTACAGGTACTGCTTTTACTGATGACCATTTCCAATTACTAGCTTTAGTTCCATTAGCAAATACCATCCCTTTAGAGGGTAAATTAATAACTGTAGGCATCCAAATTTTCCCTTCATCATCTTCTCCCATTAATTCTTTATATAAATCTGGGAGTGTTTCCATTTGTTGTTCAAAAAATTCTTCTCCTTTTTTCATTAAAGAATTAGTTTGAAAACCACACCCATAACACATATAGTTAGTAATAGATTCATTTACTTCTTGAACATAGCAAGCATCCCCCCCACATCTAGCACACTTAATTAAATTGTCGTAACTCATAATTAAAATTATTTTGCAACTGCCACTTTTTTCTTAGGCAATTCTATTTTTTTTAGTTTTGGTAATTGTAATTTTACTTGTTTAGGAAACTCAGGAATATTGTCTTCAAGATATTTATTTAATTTCTCATCCATTTTCTCCCAACTAAAATTAGTTTTAGAATAATGGGCTTGTCGTTTACCTAACTCGGCATATTTTTTATAATTTTTAAACATATCTTTTAAATAATGTCCAATTTCTCCTGGATTTGGGGTAAACCATTGAGATTCTTTTAAAATCATATCTTTAACTACAGCTGAATCATCTACATTTTTTAATTCTCCATTTATTAAAGTAGTAAATTCTGGGTTTAAAAAATCAATGTGACCACTCCAGTTAGTAGCAATAATAGGTTTTTTAGTTAAACTAAATTCAAGTAAAGGACGTCCAAAACCTTCACCTTTAGTTAAACTTACCATAGCTTTTACTTTAGGATGGTTATAAATTTCATTCATTTCAACATCACTAAATTCCCCATGAAGTAGATAAACATTGGGTAATCTTTGATCACCCATTGTAGCCTTAATTTGGGTAATCTTATCTATAATTTGATCTCTACCCATATATGAAGCTCCGGTAATTGCTGTTTTGAGAATTAATGCAGGAGCATTTTGTTTATTTTTAAATAACTCAAAAAATGCTTTAACTAATAACCCTACATTTTTTCTATCTTCTCCTAGATTACCCTGCATCCAATGTCCTACAAATAAATAAGCAAAGGATTCTTTAATTTGGGGTAAATCAAAATTAGATTTGACAGGTTTGTAAACATCTAAATTAGCTCCTTCAAATAATACTTCAATAGGTTTTTGAACTTTAATTTCTCCAACTGCTTGACCTTGTTGATTATTTTTAGTATAAACTGAATTTAAGAATGTTTGTTTAGAATGTTCTGATGATACAAAATTAATATCCATTCTATTAATTCCTTCAACCCAACTATGATGAACAATTGTAGTTTCCATTCCTGCAGTCATTCCTATATTATATTTCCCTACAGGATTAAATTCATTTGGAACTGTAATTTGCATCCAAATATCAGGTTTTTGATTTAGTTGAGGTTGGTTGTAAATATATTTAGCTAAAAACCCCCATTCTTCTTCATGGTCACTTATAAACCCATGAGGTGTATTACCCCATCGTTGGGGTAAAAGTTTAACGTCATATTTGTCGGATTTTACAATAGATTTAATAACATCTCGAGAACGGGCTCCATAACCACTATAGGTGTCAAATGGAGCTGATATAAAGAAGGTTGATTTTGACATATAACTGTTTTTTAATAAATTAATTCGTGCATTAGTTTTTCTTCAGGAAGTTCTGTTACATTAATAAATTCATATTTTTCTCTTGGTTCCCAAGTTTCAAATAATTTATTAATATGAGTAATAACTCTGTTCCCCATTTCTTTCCCTGTGAATCCTGCTTCTTCACCTGTAACCCATTCATATCCTGCTTTACCACATTCTTTTCTTTCTTCAGGACTCATGTTATAAAGTTTCATGATTTGTTCAGCTGCATCTTCAGGTCTACATCTATCATCCCAAATGTAAGGTGTTGGGGGAGAACCTTGTAAAGAACGATTAGTTGGATATACAGGGAAAGCCCATTTACCATGTTTTTTATACTTTCCTGTATGGTTAGATGGAACTTCTTTTGAGGGAATAAACCAATTCCCATCTTCATCTTCAAATCTCATTTGATCTTGCATCCCCCCGGTAACATTAGCTATAATAGGAGTTCCCGTTATTAAAGCTTCAGTAAGTGAAAGACCCCATCCTTCATTAGAAGTTAGTAAAATTTGACCATCAGCTAAATTATACATTTTATTTAACTCTTGGGGTGTTATTTTACTTGTAGAAAAAATTATATTTTTAGATTTTTTACCAAATAAATAATCCCTAACAGCAACTAAATTAGTACCATGGTCACTAACAGGTTCTGTATGGAGGAGTAAACGGCATTTATTTGCTTTTTCTTTAGGTAATTTATCTAAGAAATATTTAAAAGCTAATAAAGTATCTGGAATTTGTTTTCTTCTAATATTCCTGGAATTAAAAAATAATATAAAATCAACTTCATCTTTACCACAAATTTTCTTTCTTAATTCTTGAAGTTCTATATCTTCTTTTTCTAAAGGGTGGAATATTTTAGTATTAATACCATGAGGGACATATTCAATAATTTTTCCCTTAGCCTTATCACCTAATGCTAGTTTATTAATTAAAACTGTTTGCTTTGAAATACCTAACAAAGCATCACATGATTCATAATATGGTTTATTATAAAGGGGAACAGGAAAATCATCCCAAATATTTAAATAAATAATAGGAGTTGTTTTTCTAATCTCATTCTCAATATCAAATAACCAAACAAAATATCTAGGATCTGTAATTAGGAATATTGCATCTGGGTTTTCCGTCCTCATCATATTTCTAATAAAACCCGCATCTCCATAACCATCAATAGGGTAAATAATTACTGAAGCATCATCTATGCCTGCTGCTTCATTTGTACCTTGACTAATATCTAATCTTTTACCTTTTTCAGGATGTTTGATTGCACCCCCAACATTTACCCAATTATAATGGTGACAAGTATTTATAATTAACTCCTTACCTACATTTGCTACACCCGAAGGCATTCTAATATCATCACAGATCAAAAGGATTTTTTTTCTTTGATCGGGTTTTAAATAACCATTTTTCATACTTTAAACTTGATTTAAGGTTTTAATTCTAAATTATTATGATTGTGTATTTCTTTTCTAAATTCATCATCTGTAAGATACAAATGAATAGTTCGTTCAGCAAGTTTTTGGAAAGAAAACTTATGCCTAACACAAGCTACTTTAAATTCATCAAATAATTCACTATTAATTTTTACACTAGTAAGTGATTGATTTTTATCTGCCATAATTTTTATTATTTACTTATTTATACACATACATATATACTATTTTTCAAAAGTCGCAGAACATAAATGAGTTTTATAAAAAGAACAATATTGACAAAATGCATTTGTTTTGGGTTGATGGTCCTTTTGGGAATATCCTTCTCTAGTGAATGCTGATTCTAAAAATTCATTTAATTCTTTATCTGCTTTATTTAATTTTACTTTTCCTGAAGCAGGAATGAAAGTTTGGATTCTAGTAGTAGGAAAATCACTATTTTCCCATACTTTTCTTTTTACAATAAAAAATTCAATATTAATCTTATTTAAGGGAATATTAAACTGTTCTGCAAAAAATTTCTTATAAAGTATAAGTTGGAATTGCTTATTTTCATCTTTTTTAGCTTTATCATTCCAACCACGTGTAGATGTTTTAATGTCTATAATCTTGAAAGATTCCGTGTTTTCATTGTATAAAACAACGTCTAAATGGCCTTGGTATATCACATTAGGATAATGCTTATTAGGCGTTAAAGTTACAGGTACTTCACATCCCACCAAATGCCATCCTCGTTTACTGAAATATTTACCTCTTTTCTTTTTAAAGAAATTTAGGATAGCAACCCCATCTTCGTAAAATTCTCTTAGTTCTTCTGCTGAGCTAAAGTGGAGATTATTGTTTTTCTTATATGCTGATTTATACTCTCGCATAAATCCACTTTTAAAATGTTCTTCAATGTCAATTTTATCAGCTCCCGTAATGCTTTTTTCATACATTATATCTAGATAATGCTGTAGAGTTTCATGGATAGAAGTACCAAAGACAAAATGAATAGATTGTTCAACTGTTTTATGCCCATCTCTATAGTTTAATGCCCATTTTTTAGGACATTGCTTATACATTGAAAATTGAGAATAAGAAACATTTTTTTGAAAACTATAATCTATATTTATAGGTTCAAAACGTTTAATTTCTTTAATTATAGAAGGGATTTTTTTAGTCAAAACTTACTTTTTCCATTTATTTTTCATTACTAATTGAGCTATGATGCTGTAGTTAGAAATATCAATAAAACTGTCAATCATTGTTTCTCCTGCTACATAATTTTTACCATCACGTTTAAGCATGTTTTTTAGGCGGTTTATCTTGTCGTTACAACGCAACCAAATACCTGTCAACGAGAGGTGTATGTCTTGTTTTTCTTCGAGATTAGACCCTAAAGAAATGTTTGATAACCCATAATCCAGCATTTTCCCAGCAAATAATTCATATTGTTCCTGTTGAACCTTTTGAAATTCTTTTGCTAATTTAGGGTACTTTTCTTCAAATTCAATAATAGTTATTTTTTCTCTCCATTTTTCCTCTTCTAATTTAACAGAATCAGGGGTTGATTGATCTAATAATGCCATAATTTTTTTATACTAAATAACTTGTTTTTGGTCTAAATATTTTTCTATTGTTTCTAATCTCTCATCAGCATCAGCTAACATAGCAAGTGCTTCTTCAGCGTTTTTGTAGAAATCTTCGGTTGAATGGTCACCAATACCCGCTGGGTTTTTCTCTAGTAATTCTAGGGTTAATAATGCTTTTGCTTTATCAGCCCTTGCTGAGGTGAAAAGCATATCTCTTAATTTACTCATAATTTTGCTTTTTTAATTATTTTTTTGATTTCTTTTTCTTCAACCCCCATTTTACATAAAATATCTTCTATCCCTGATTTTTGTAATATGTTAACATACTGTTTAGCTTCATTTTGGGAACATTCATAGTATTTAGAGATATAATCTGTTATCTCTTGGTAGTTGTTTTTATTTTCATTTTTAATATACTTAAGCCATAATTTTTTCTTTGGAATCATTTCCCGGTAAATTGAATATATTTGTTGTTTATTTTGTGGGTTTATTTTTTGTACATAATTTACAACGTCTATATAATTAATATTCATAGACAAATATCTATTAACCATATAGGTATTCCATTTATCCCATGATTCATCTGAGAAGGAAGAGTGATTAGATTTATATAACATTATCTCATCTAACCATCCAAAAATATTATTTACCTGTTTTTTCTTCAAACTCTTTTCTTAATTCTTTAGGTAACATTTCTGGTATAACTTCACCTGTTATTACATCATAAAATACCGGGATAGGCATAATAGCATCTTCAGAGGTACCTGCTACAAATTTAGATACTTTACGAAGAATAACTCCTTCAGAAAATACTTTCCCACCTGTGGAAGATAATATCGGTTGGGTATTTTTAAGATCAATGTTTACGTTTAGTTCTTGCTGTTGATTTTTCATTATTTATTTAAGATTAATTAATTTTGCTATCAAACTCATACAGTTTATTTCTTTATCAATTCTAAAATTCGCTTGATATGAGTGTTCATTAATAAGGATTGCCACCATTCCTTCACTACCAGGAATATAAATTGTAGCATTATCGTAAAGATAACGATAAAACTCTTCAAAGTCTTGAATATTTGCATTTGTAATTATTTGTCTGATTTCTCTCCAATCGGGTTTTTTCTTAGTTAATTCTTTCAATACAGAGGTCATATAATTAGATGATACAAGTACTGATTTATCTATTACTATTTCTCCATCTTGGGTGGATAGTTGAATAGTATTAAGCATTTTACGAATATCTGGATAATACTGATTTATAATGGTTTTTAAATCATTAGCATTACAACTTACTTCCTCATTTTTAAAGATTTCCATACAATGGTAAGCAATATCTTGCTTTGAGGGTGGTATTACTTTAAGTGTTTGACATCTAGACTGTAAGGGATCAATAATACGCTCTATATAATTGCAAGTTAAGATAAACCGGGTATTACGAGAAAATGTTTCAATAACATTACGAAGTGAAGCTTGGGCTTGTATAGTAAGGAAATCTGCTTCATCTAAAATAACTACTTTAAGTGGTTTGAATGATGCTGTTGATGCAAATCCCGAAACTTTATCTCTAATAGTTTCAATACCTCTTTCATCAGATGCATTAATATAAATAAAATCACAGTCAAGATTTTTTACTATAATCTTAGCAAGCGTGGTTTTACCTGTACCAGCAGGTCCGTAAAATACTAAATTTTGTATATCATTTTGACCTAAGTACTGTGATATGGTTTTTTTAATATGTTCGTTACCTACATAATTATCTAATGTATCTGGGCGATATCTTTCAACTAATAATCCGTGATCTTTCATTTATACTCCTTGTCTAAATTCCCCGTAGATACTAAAACTTTGTGGTTCTTCAGGTATGATTTCTTCTTCTTGTTGACGTATAACATACAATTTACTATCCAAAGGGGCAAGCCTAAATTCAGCTTTTTGTTGAGTTTTTTGAAACCATGCCTCTAAAGTTTCTGTTAGTGAATTATAAACTACCTTAGATAAATCATTAGTTAAAGACCAACGGTCCCCAGGGGGGACACGTTGAGCTATTAATTCATTATATTCTGTAATTTTTGTTTCCATTAAAACATTCCATTCATCATTGCACTAGTATCTTCTTTTTTATCTTCAAGATCTTCTACTACAACACATTCAGTAAGTAATACAGTTCCAGCAACTGAAGCAGCATTTTCAAGAGCTGTACGAGTTACTTTAGTAGGATCAATAATCCCTTCTTCTTTCATATCAACTACTTCTTCAGTCTTGATATTGTATCCTTTCCATTTACCACAAACTTGAACATTCATTTCCCAATGGATAGTAGTAGAATTATCAATACCTGCATTTTTTAGGATTTGGGAGAAAGGTTTGCTACAAGCTTCAAATACAATTTTTTCCCCAATACTTTTTTTAGGGTTAAGACAAGCTTTAGCTTTAATTAATGATGATCCACCACCGGGTATAATACCTTCTTCTATAGCAGCTTTAGTAGCATGTAAAGCATCGTCTACACGATCTTTCTTCTCTTTCATCTCACCTTCGGTATAACCTCCTACATGGATAATAGATACACCACCCACGAATTTAGCTAAACGTTCTTGAAGTTTTTCAACTTCATAATTAGATTGTGCTTTATTAATCTGAGATTCTAATTCATCAACTCTAGCATTAATTCCTTCTTCATCTCCCTTACCATCAATAATAGTAGTTTCATCTTTAGTTATTGTTACTAAACGAGCTTCGCCTAACCAATCCCAACTAAATTTTTCAAGTTTCATTCCCTTTTCACTATCAAAAACTTGACCCCCTGTAGTAATAGCAATGTCTTCCATTACGAGTTTTCTTCGATCACCAAAATCTGGGGCTTTAACAGCACAAACATTTAGAGTTCCTCTAATCTTGTTAACAATGAGAGTAGCAAGAGCTTCACCTTCAATATCTTCAGCAATTATAAGTAAAGGTCTATTGGTACTTGAAATGTTATCTAAAACAGGAAGTAATTCTTTCACTTGAGTAAATTTACTATTAGCTATCAGAATCCATGGATTTTCTAAATTGCAAGTCATTGTGTTATTATTAGTAACAAAATAATGTGACTTGTAACCTCGATCAAATTGCATTCCTTCTACAGTCTCAAGATAGGTTTCTCCTGATTTAGATTCTTCAATATGAACAATTCCTTCTCTGCCTACTTTTTCCATAGCAGTAGAGATTAATTTTCCTACTTCTTTATCATTATTGGCTGAGATGGTAGCTATTTGTTCAAGTTGTTCTTCAGAACTTATTTCCTCACTTAATTCTTCTTTAAGGAATTCTACTACTTTTTTAACGGCACTATCAATGCTTCTTTTAATTTCAACTGCATTAGCTCCATTATTAAGATAAGTTAATCCTGCTTTAATCATTTCACGAGCTAATAAAGTAGAAGTAGTAGTTCCATCTCCAGCAATATCTGCTGTTTTAATAGCTGCTTGTTTTACCATTTGCACTCCTGCTTCTTCTATAGCATCCTTTAAAGAAATAGATTTTGCTACTGTAACACCATCTTTAGTAGATTGGGGGATGCTGGTTTGTTGGGAAATAATTACATTTCTTCCGTTAGGTCCTAATGTAGACACAACAGCATCTGCTAATTTATCAATACCCTGTACAAGTTTAGTTCTTGCTTCAGGTCCAAATTCTATAATTTTATTCATTTTCGTCGTATTTAATTTTGCTTAGTACTTGATTTTCAGGACCTATCCAATATTCTTCATCCTCATGTTCAAATTTAGTAAAACCCATAGATGGTAAAATTACAACATCTCCTTCTTTAAGTTGGGTTTCTATAAATCCTACTCCTGGGATATTATGGCCTGGGCCTATTCCTACTACTTCTCCTTTTTTAGAGGATTCTTTACCTGTATCAGGTACAATAATTGATCCATATTTGGATTCTGTATGCTCGATAGGTTTTACTATCACAGCATTATACATGGGTTCTAGTTTCATATACTAAAATGATTGATTAAACGGTTTTGTAATTCTTTATATTCTGTAAGAAAATCTTGGAGTGAATCAAAACTTTTCTCGGTTATTTGGTCCCGAACTACCCTATTAATACATCTATTTAAATCACTATAGAACCCAAGCTTTGTTTCATAATGATTACCATTTTGTGTAGGAACATTTTTACATAAAGTATAATTATGTTCATCTATTTGAATAAAATAAGGTTCTAGAATTGGGTCTTTAATATACGTTAAAGTAGTGGATCCTTTTTGTCTTCCTGCCATAATATAACTGTTTTTATTTTAAATATATAACGTGAATATACGAAAAAGTATTGGGGGGGCCAAATTAAAGTAAACCTAAGGGCGCTTTAGGTTACTTAATTTTAATTGCTTTTGGTTTAGCTTCTTTAGTTAATGGAATTGAAATTTTCAATAAACCATTTTCCATTTCAGCACTAATTTTAGTCAAATCAAATTTAGGAGCAATTTTATATCCTAAACTGAATGACTTTTTACTTAAACCGTGATAAATATATCCTGAAAAATCTTTTGGTTTTTCTTCTTCAGGTTTTCTATACACAATTGCTAGCACATCTCCTTCTACTTCTAGAAGAATGTCTTCTTTGGTAAGACCTGTACATGCAACCTCGAAGTAAAGACCTTCGTGATCGTAATAAATGTCTATTGGATGTGGTTGTTTGGAATTTAATGCAGGAGCGAATGTTTCGTCTGCTTTGAAAAAATTTCGATATAAAATATCGAACGGTGTGTGTTCATAAAATAATGTACTCATATCATTTAGTTTTGTGCTGTCTTTCGATCAGCGGGTTAATAAAATATAAAACGTGCGCCCTAAGGTAACTTTATTATACATATGTAACTTTTTTGTTTCTATTACAGGTTTTTTAAAAACTTGTTTCAGCTTTCCTTACCATAAAATATTCACTGTAAATGGTATCGGTTTTGAACTCTAATTTCATTAATCCCATACTACTCACATATATTTTTCCTTCTTCCATATCTTTATTTACTTGCAAAATAGATTTAAACATTTCAGAATTGAATGGGATTTTAAGATCTGTTTCTTTTATATCTCCCAAGATTTGATATATAATTTTGTTATTATGTCCCATTTCATCACCAAAAACAAATTCACAAATATCTTCACCATCTAAATTTTGGGTAGTAGTAAATAACATATTATCTGTTTCTCCTAAAGCACTTTTAGCTTTAATTAAATTGGCAATATTTTCTTTTTCTAATGGAATTTCTACTACCCATTGGGGTATATTAACAGTACCTACTTTTTCCATTAATAATGGGTCTGACAGAGCATATGTTAAGTTAAAACTTGCATCTGAGATTCTTAATTTGGTGTAGATTTTATGAGATTTTTCTAATTCTAGAAGTAAATCACCTTGACAGATAGATAATAAGTTAGATAATTTTTTAGTATCGTAAATGGCAATTTCACTATCCTCTAATTGAAAATCAGAACATAATACTTTACCTATAATATCTTTAGTAGGACTTACAAAATTAATTTCCAGATTATTATCATTAATAACCCATTTAACAGATTGATTAACACCTAAATGATACTTATTAAGTATTGATTGAAGTAATATTTTATTTATCATAAGTTAAAAAATATGTCTTTATATGGGTTTAAGTTTAAATTCCAACCAAGATCAGAATAAAAACCTTCTAATTTGTTAAGCAAAATAGATTCAAATATTTTTTCTCTATCTGCATATTCCTCGATAAATGTACGAATTTTTTCGGGGATATCAAACTCTAAAAAGGCAATTGCTTCAATTTGGTATGGATTTGGTTTAAGGTATATCCATTTTACCTTTTCACCTTGGGTGATGTAACTATATTCTTTATTTAAACCCCAAAATTTAACTAAATCATTATACTTTATAACTGCTCTTACAGCAGCTGGGGCCCCTTTGGCTACAATAGAAAACATTTCACCAGCCTTAGCTTTCCGCTCAGTATATTTGTTAAGAGTTTTAATAGAAGTTGGGTTACCTAACTCAATAAGAGAAATACTACCATCTAAGATTTGTTGTCTAAATCCCTTAACTCTTTTATCAATATCACTCTGTTTAGCTCCTTTTAAAACATCAATCAAAGCTTGTTTAAAAAATTTACCTAATACAGGTGGGAAATTAGCTTTTTTAAATTCAAGTCCTTTTACATCAAGAGATTCTTTTACAATACCTTCTTGTTTTGTAATCCATTGGGCATATCTTCTAGTAGCTCTAAAGTAGGCTGAACGAATAACACATTCTGTTTTCATTTCAAGTCTATGATCTTGAACATTAAAACAATTTTTAGCTAAATCATTGTAAGAATCAGTAATAATATCTTGGTATTGTAAAGCAATTTCTTCTAATTTGTTATCTTTATCCTCACTTGACATTTCATTAAAATCAGGATATAAATGTCTTAATAAAGGTTCAGCATGGATATAAATAGAATCTGTATCAGAATATGCTACATAATTAGTATCTTCAGGATCACAAATCCACCAAGGAGTATCTTCTAAATGCTTCATATTTAAAATCTATCATCTGGACCTGGAGATTTAACAGTGGCGTTACTCCATTTCTCTCCTTTATTATTTCGAAGTACCTCAGCAGGGATAATGGATATGCGTTCATTCATAATCTTAAAATTCCCTCCTTGTTTTAACATTTTTTTAAAAAAAGTAATGTGTTTTTCTTCCCAAAAGGTACTTAAAGCTAATAATTCTTCTTTTTCTACTACTATGTCATTAATTTTTATAGTGACACCTTTTCTAATTGATTGTGGTTTTAAAGGCATTTAATTTAATTTAATTTAATTTCTTCTTTTAATACTTTATTAATATGTCTATTAGCAGTTAAAGCACTTTCTTGGATAATACGTTGACCACTTAAAGTAATGGCTTCAGATAAAATAACATTACCATAACGGAAACTACCGAGGGCAGTTGCACCATACAAACTATTTAATAAAATTTTCATTGTATATTGTTTCATATGAAAGGCAGCACCTAACTCTTTATTACCAGATTTATATGCTGTTTTCATTTCATTTTTATATAAAACTCTCTCATCAAACCATTTTTTAAGTATAGTTGATAAAACTGATTCTCGGTTTGTACTAAACATAACTCCATTAGCTGAGATAGACCATTTATTATTTTCTATAAATTTAATTAATTCTTCTACTTTGAGTTTAGTCTTTTTACGTTTAGAATTTTCAATAATTAACTCCTCCTTAGGATCTTTATTTTTTAAATCATTTAATCCTAAACGATTATTCCTATCATCTGCATCTATAATCCTTCCAACCATTGTTTCTTTGCCAATGTTAATAGTCATTATAATTGAAGGGTATAGTGAAGTTAAATCTTCATCAAAGACATAATTGTAGATACCGGCTTTAGGGCAGAATAAATAACCACCAGCGTAATTCTTTTTAGACAAAGGATTACGATCTTTAGCTGGTGGAACAATTCCTTCACTTAATAGATAAGCTGAAATAGCTCCATCTTGTGTTTTAGTATTAGCATATACTTCACTATAATTATGTTTACCTTTATGGGATAGATTTTTAACTAATGATATATATTCTAATTTTTCATCTAATTTTTTTAAAATTTCAACATCCACAAAGTTATACTGAATGAATTTATGTATATCAGATTCAAATAAAGTATCAAGATTACCTTCATATTCTATTTTTTTCATCCCTGCATACTTTTCTCCAATTGCATCTAACTTAAATGACGGTTCATCAGCCCAACTGAATTTTTTATGTAAACGCATGTAATCTAAAGATTCAACTCCTGCTATTTGAATGTATTGATCTTTATACCAAGGTGTTTCTCTTACATGGCCAATTGGAGATAAATAACGAGCTACATCTTCACCTAAAACGTTACACATTCTATAGTAAAGGTAAGGAATATCAAAATAATCACTATTCCACCCTACTATAATGTCAGGATCTATCTCTCTAAATCTTTCTAAGAATTTTAACAATAATTCATCCTCAGTAGCACAAGGAATAATCTCTTTATTCCTAGCCTTGGTTCTATTAAGTTGTGATTTTTTATCTAGAATTAATATCCCCCACTTATCTACTTGCTTATCATACCAAGCAATTGAAGTGACTTTTTTAGGTGCTGATTTAATGTACTCTTCAGTAAGAGCATCCCCCATTTCAGTTTCAATATCAAAAAATATCTCACGGTGGGTTTGAGAAGGTTCATCATTAGTCCCATATTTTTCAACAAGGAATTTTTGGTAGGGAGTCATATCATGAAAATGAAGTTTTGGGTCTTCTCTCTCCCATTTAGAAATCTTCTTTAAAGGTTCCCCATTTAATCCTACATGAGTAGCATCTGCTTCATTGCAATCTGTATAAACTTGATTGTACCATTCTATTTTTTGATAACCTTCATCAGTCCACTCATGTATAAGATATTTATTTTTACCTAAATTTTGAGCAAATGCTTTTTTATACATTATCTAACTCTTCTTGTGTAAAAAACTGCTTTAAATCGGGTCTATAGTAGTTAATATTTTTCATGACTTTTCTATCACGTGTTCTATAGACGATATAATATCTACCAACTTTTTCATAGTGACACGGTTCCTTTTGCTCTTTGGAACGGACTTCAACCGTTTTTTGTGCTTCCTCTTCGCTTGAGCAAGCCTTAGACATATTCGACCCTTGTACTTCGAGATACGCTGGCCATATCTTATCCTTAAGACCATGTAGCATAGTTCCGTTACCCAACGAAACGTAGGCAATGTCACATAAAGCATCAAGAACCTCAATAATATTACCTTGTTCACAGGCAACTTTGTATTCTTCAAGTTCTTCAAGGATGAAATCATAAACAAATTGCCACTCTTTTTTTTCAGGTATTGTAGGTTCATAATTGTTTGGTTTACCCATAGTGGCATTAAACTCCTCTACTTCATTTACAAATGGTACATTACTTTTACTCATAATTATTAAATATTATGTCCTCCGTTATTAACCTTCAGACTGTCAAAAAATTCTTTTCTTGCTTGGTTTGTATCGTCTCTAAATGCACCTGATGCTTTAGTAGTAACCATAGCAGCCCCTTGATGTTTTACACCTCTACAACTTACACAATTGTGAGTACCTACAATAGTTACAATAACACCTTTATTACCTTCAGTAATTTTATCTACTGCGTTATGAATTGCTGATGTTAATTGTTCTTGGATAGCACCTCTGCGACCAAATAATTCTACAATTCTATTTAGTTTTGATAAACCTATTACTTGACCTTCTTCACCTGCAATATAACCAATATGAACTACTCCTCCAATTGTTTGGTGGTGGTGTGAACACATAGATGTAAGTGGAATATTACGTTCAATAATTACTCCATCATACCCATCTGAAGGGAATGAAGTAATAGGAGACATTGCTGTATATCTACCAGCCCATAAATCATTTACATATGCTTTAGCTACACGTCTAGGTGTTTCCATTGAGTTTGGATCATTTCTCCAATCACATTTTAAAGCATCTAAAAATTTACCATAAGCTTCTTCTGCTTCGTCAATCATTTTAGATTTTTCCTCATCACTAAGAGGAAAACCAGGTGCAACACCATTGGCAAATCCAGTTTGTACAACTTCTAATTCTTCGTGTACTTTTCTACGTTTGTTTTCCATTAATTATAACTTTTTACTTGATGTAATATACGAACCCTATTTAGAGAGCCCAAATTGATCTTAAATTTCTATTATGTCCATTTTCATCATCCATACCATAACCAATAACCCACTCATCCTTAATAGTAAAAGCTTTA